GCTTCCGTCCTCGTGGTATGTATGACTATGATGCCATGACGATGGCTGAACTGGAGGCACTGGCTGATCGGTTGTCTGATGCTGTTGGTGAGGCTATCCGAGAGCAGGAAGAGACTGATGCTCGTGCTGTGGCTGAGTTCGAGGCTCTGGTGGCTAACACCATCTCTCTGGGCGCAGAGGATCGTGCTACTGCTATCAAGTGGATTCTTGATAGCGTTGATCACGGTGGTGACTTCGGGTATGCTTGTTACCTGTTGGGTCTTCCCTACACAATGGAAAAAGAACTTGCTGAAGTATTGGAGGCAGCGTAATGACTTTATCATTTAATTGTGTTAGCCAGAATTGGCCGCAGTGTTTGGGCATGAAAGTGGATTCCACGCTGTTAATTGTTGAGCCTATTGCTTATGGTGGTCGGGTGCTTGAGATTACTCGTTTAACTGAAGAATACTGTAAAGTTCGGGAGGTAGCGTGATGAAACTTGCGTTGTTTTACATTATTTGTGTCCCTTTGGCGCTTGTTTGGGATTTGATATTTTTCTTGATTAAGATATTATACAAAGGTGCTACTTACTTAGACAGAAAAGGTGAAGTGTTCATTCAGAATCTACGTGTAAAATTAATAGACAATGATTGAGGAGTAATTTATGAAAAGAGAAAACATTATTGAGATTTTATCCAACAAAGTTGGTGTTGTTACCTTTACAAAGAAAGATGGCAATGATCGTGTTATGCGTTGTACTCTTCTTGAGTCAATGATCCCATCAGATAAAGCACCGAAGGGTACTGGATCTGTTAATGATGCGGTTGTTCCAGTATTTGATCTAGACTTAGGTGAATGGAGATCTTTCCGTATTGATTCGGTTAAGGAAGTTGTCGCGCAATGAGTAAGAAAAATATCATGCCACCATTGGATATTCCTGGGAAAACTATTAGTTGGACCATGAATGACAAAAGATATTATGGTGAGGTAATAAAGGTAAGATATCGCCCGTTTCCTCATCCAGAATATCCTAACAGCTGTAATAGAATTCTTAGGAAGTTCATGACAGTTTTAACTATGGATGGCATTTTTCTTACAATTCCAGGGGATCATCAGGCTCTCAAACTTATGAAGGCTGTGCCATTCCCCGTTTGACAATATGTGGGTGTAGCTCAGCTGGATAGAGCATCTGCCTTCTAAGCAGACGGTCAGGGGTTCGAGTCCCTTCACCCACGCCAATTTATAAATAATAGACTGGTTTCACTATTTCCTCGCCTGAAAATAGTATTTCTCAACAAACAGGAGACGACCATGATTAAGCATCTATGTCGAGCACTGTCGCTAATCTTATTATTCATCCCGCAATTAGGTTCAACAAACAAGAGCGACTACTTTGTAATTCATAATCCAAAAATAGAAAAAAATAATTTAGAGGAAAGAGAAATCGATTGCCTTGCAAAAAATATATATTTTGAAGCCAGAGGAGAACCATTGGTGGGACAGATGGCTGTGGCTCAAGTTACATTAAACAGAGTAAAAAGCCCTAAATATCCCAATACTATTTGTGATGTAGTTTACCAAGCAAAAAAGAATGATAGAGGTATACCAATAAGGAATAAATGTCAATTCAGCTGGTATTGTGATGGTAAGGCAGATAAAGTACATGATGTTATTCGATATGAAAACGTAAGAAAATTAGCTATTAAGATGCTATCACTAGATTCTATTGATATTACTGAGGGTGCGCTATATTACCATTCATATAAAGTGAGTCCATATTGGAAAACTTCTATGATCAAAACTGTAACTATAGAAGGACATACTTTTTATAAGAGAGCATAATGCTTTTTAATGCTTATTTGACACTTGTCACGAGTCTAACGATTGCAGCAGTTGCGGGATGGTACAGCATCGTTGGACTCATGACAATATTTTCAGGTGCAGCAATACCTGTTGCCATAATGGGTGCTTCTTTAGAAATAGGAAAATTGGTGACGGCTTCTTGGCTTTATAGAAATTGGAATCATACAAACCTATTGATGAAATTTTATTTGACAATTGCTGTGGCAGTATTGATGTTAATAACATCGATGGGTATATTTGGATTTTTATCCAAGGCGCATATTGATCAAACTATATTAGGCGGCGGTGGAAATGAATTACAAATTCAAATGCTCGAAACAAAAATTGAAAGGGATCAGAAAGCAATTGCAGACGCGGAGAAGGTATTGTCGATCCTTGACGGTGAAATCACTATACTTCAAAGTTACGACAGGATCCGAGGACCAGATGGTGCAATTGCTGTACGCAAGTCGCAGCAGGAAGAAAGGGATTCGCTTAATGAAACAATCTCTTCAGCACAGGTTCGCATAACAGAAGCACAGAGCGAAATGTTACCCCTCAAAAAAGAGGCATTGAAGTTAGAGGCAGAAGTTGGCCCACTGAAATACATAGCGGAGTTGATATATGGATCCGAGAACGCCAAAAACTATTTTGATGTTGCTGTTCGTTGGATCATTCTTATCATTGTTAGTGTATTTGATCCTCTTGCGGTTATTCTTTTGATTGCTGCTAACAGTAGTTTAGCAAGAATACGTTATTCAAGAATGTTTACAGATAACGGTGATCATATTGTTGATCCAAGTAATGTAATGATCGCAGACGACCCAGTTGACTTTGATCTACCTAAACAGTAAAATTGGAGGTATATATGGTAAAAGTAACCTTTGAGCATTGGACAACAGGAGAACACCTTACAGTAGTAGGTCATATTTTTAGGCACATGAATGAATCGTCAGAATGGATGGTTATTCAGAAAGAAGATGGATCATTTGAAGATATTATTAAAACAACTATAGTGAGTATTGAAGAAATAGATTAATTATGAATATTTTTTATCTTGATAGTAATTTTACAACATGCGCTCAACTACATTGCGACAAACATGTAGTTAAAATGTGTATCGAGTATGCACAACTCTTGTCAACTGCTCATCGAATATTAGACGGTAAAGAATATATTGATACTACAGCAAACGGACGTAAAATAAAACGTTGGCTTCTTGATGAACACGAAGATGAAATTTACAAAGCGTGTCATGTAAATCACCCTAGCGCAATATGGGCAAGACAGTCTCAAGCAAATTATGTCTGGTTGTATTGCCTTTGGTCTGATCTCTGCGAAGAGTATACGCATCGGTATGGTAAAGTACATGAGTGTTGGCGTAAACTTGGAGGTATCCTTGCCTCAGTTCCAAAGAATATACATATTGGTACAGGTATGCATGATATGACAGAACCGCCACCTGCAATGAAACAATACCCACAATGTATTGTTCCTGGCGATTCCATTAAATCATATCATAATTATTATCGGGAAGCAAAGGCACACTTTGCTAAGTGGACTAACAGGGAAATACCAGAGTTTATGACATGTACGAATATAGTTGCACAATAAGAAGAGTAGTTGACGGCGATACAGTTGATGTTGACATTGATCTGGGTTTTGATATTATTCTTACAGATCAAAGAATAAGGTTGCATGGTATTGATGCACCTGAATCAAGAACCACTGATACAGAAGAAAAGAAGTTTGGATTACTTGCAAAAGACTTTTTAAAATCAAAATTAGGTAAGAAAGCTCTTTTGAAAACACATAAAGATGCTAAAGGTAAATTTGGTAGAATACTCGGAGAGTTTACAGTCTATGATGGCGAAAAAGATCGATGGATAACTGTAAACCAATTGATGATTGAGAAGAAATTTGCTGTTCCATATTTTGGACAATCTAAGTCAGATATTGAACAGGCGCATCTAGACAATCGGAAATATCTTTATGAATCGGGTATGATGGATGGCTCTAACTAAATTATTTAACATTCGCATTGATGAGAATTTACATAGAGAGTTTAAAAAATATTGTGAAGATAATGATCTCCAAATGACAGACTTAATGATTGGCTACATACAAAGTGTAGTTGATGGTGAAAGAGAAGCCAAACGAAGAATAGAAAAGAAGATGTCTAGTTATGATCCTCTTGATGCGATAAGGAATCAATATAATGATTGAATACAAATACAATGAAGATAAGTTGCTGGAAGAGTTTAAACAATATATTGAAAAAACTTATTCTCAACATTATGCAAGTGACGGTGGTGTACAAACAATGGATTCAATAATGTCAAAAGGACATGAGTATGCTACAGGGTTTTGCCTCGGTAATGTTGACAAGTATAACGATCGCTACGGTAAGAAGGGTGAAACTCCACAAGAGTGGCGCAAAGATCTTGTCAAAGTGATGCATTACACTCTTTTTCAGCTCTATAATCATGATAGAAAGTATGGCAGATCATAAGCCATTGATTTCATTATACTTTTTCTGACTTTACTTTGACCTTCAGTTACGCGATAATAACTGTATTGTAGCGAGGAATATTTGTCATGGAAATTTTTATATCAGAATTTTATAGCGATGACGGTGTGCGCAAAGCCACAATCAAGCAGGATCGATATCATTGGATTGTCGATCTACTTGAAAAGGGTACTGATGGTCAATTTGCTCTGAAGAAAATTGAGCTAATACACGATAAAACATTGAGATATGCTGAAGATCTTGCGGAAAATTATGTTATGTATGTAGGTGCGTTCAAATGATGTACGGTAGTTTATCTTATGATTATTCAGGTCGTAAACGAAAAAAGAAAAAGGTGACAGGAAATGTTTATAAGAAGTATGTCCCGACATTCAAACCACTTGAATCGAGTAATGACAGCTATCGTCGTGATTCTAAGTTTGATGTGTGTACATCTAGCGATATTGACATTGGAGTTGCGTCACGTAAAGAGTCAAATCAATATACTGGAACACTCGTTAAAGGCATTGCCACAATGCATAAATCCAATGCTGTTCCAATAATAGATCAACAACAAGCAATTGATATTGCTAATATGAGGAGAAACTGAGTGAAAGTGACAAGATTGAAAACAACCAATCAAATTGTACATGTGCTTGAGTCTGTTGGACCAAATCATGTAAACTGTTTGATTTTGAATAAAGATGGCAGAATTACAAACTCTGGAAACCGTGGAACAGTCCAGACTATTCGTAAGGACAAATTAATAGAGGAGGGTGCCGATTATCTTTCAGCAGCAATAAAAGAGAGGAATTGATGCCTTATAAAACAATAACAAAAAAATCAAGAAAAATAGATTTCCATAATTGCGATAGGTATAAGGTGAATGGAATTGAGTTAATGATGTTTGATAGCGATCGTTTGCTTTATTCTAAGTTTTTTTATACACAAGATGATGGTAACTCATTAATTGAAAAATATTCACAAGAGTTTTTGAATAATGGCGAATTTTAATATTGATCTTGTAGAATTTGCGAAGATCAAGAGAGTGACAATTGACGGCACAAGATATTATGTGGGTGAAGGCGAGAGTATGGCAATACCTTATCCTTCTGTGACCACAGTATTGAGTGCTGATAAAAAGAAAAAAGAAGCAATTAAACAATGGAGAAAACGTGTTGGTGAGAAAGAAGCAACGAAGATAAGCACTCGTGCAGCTAATAGAGGTACAGCTGCTCATACAATGATAGAGAATTATGTTCAAGGTATTGTTAATGAAAATATCATGCCTCTACATCTTTCTCTCTTTAATCAATTGAAGAATGTTGCTGACGAAAGAATAAATAATATTAGATGTATAGAAGGTCAAATGTATTCGCACTATCTCCGATGTGCGGGTACTGTTGACATGATTGCAGAGTTTGACGGTGTTCTTTCAGTGATAGACTGGAAAACGTCAACAAGAGCAAAACGCAGGAGTAACATTACTAATTACTTTATGCAAGAATCTGCTTATGCAGTTATGTTTGAAGAGCTGACTGATCTTCCTGTTTCTCAACTTGTTACTGTGGTTGCTACTGAAGATGGTGAACCACAAGTCTTTGTTGAGAAAAGAGATGAATGGATAAATAAATTTATAGATCTTAGAAACTTATTTGAAGCGGAGAATCAAATTGGTACCATGGAATTATCGAGTAGCAAGTAGACCAACAGATCCTGTACCTTCATATGGAATATATGAAGTTTACTATGATCAAGATGGCGATATTTTATGGTACTCTCCCAAACCAATGGCACCATATGGTGATATAGAAGATGAGATATATGAAGACATCAATAGAATGTTAGGTGCTTTCCAGTACGATATATTAAATTTGAATCAAGTTGACCGCGAAATAAAATTAAAAAGTGCATGGCTTGAGAAAAAAGATAAGCTTGATAGAAAAAGAAATAGGAAAGAAAATAAATGATAACTATATTTGGCGCTGAGTGGTGCGCTCAATGTAAGCAAGCGAAGCAATATTGTGAATCTAAAGGTTATGAATACAAATATATAGATATTGATGACAGCGAAGATGAACGCATAACCAGATTTCGTTCTCTCCCTCAGATCTTTATTGATGATGTATCCGTTGGTGGTCTGAAGGATTTTATGCAAAAAGTCTCGGGATGACTATAAAAGCGCACTGGTCGGAGTGGTAGGATTAATATGAAAGTTGTGAGAGAAAATGGATAACCCAAATTACACAAGAGCCTGTAGAGTTTGTGGCAATTGGTACAAGGAAAGAGGAGTGTACTGCCCGAATTGTACAAAAACCATGAACTACGGCGAAAAAAACCCAAAATCTACTAAAAAACCGAAAAAAACAACTCCTAAGTAGCTGATTTTACAAGAAAAATTATAAACTTGCCTTTGTAGGCTGTCTCGTAGTAAAATATATCTTTGAATAGGAGATTTATTATGAGAACAATGCTTGAAATCACAGATTGGGACGTACCTAATCATCTTTACCTTGTCGATTCAGACTGGCGTTGTCACGCATACGTTAAAAAAGACGCCGAAAGTTGGTTGGTTTTCAAAAAACCGCTCCAGTTTGACAAAAAATATCGCCGATTCAAAGAAATTAAGAATTTTCCTCTTCCGAGGCAGTTCCAATGACAGTTGAACTTATATTATGGATCATTATTGGTACCATAGTTGTATTTAAAGCATTGGTTTCTCTAGCAATAATCGGTCTTTTCGTTTATCTTTTCTTAAAATTCTTCAAAATAATATTATATTTGGCATTGTTAGGATTATTAATAGTAGTGGTGTTGCCATCTATTGGGATAATCCTTATATGAATCTAAGAATTTACTCAAAATACAAATATATTCAAGATTTTGCGATAAAAGCTGCTTACTATTTAAAATTACAAGATATTGATGCTGAAATAGATATATCTGTCAAGAAAAGTTTAACTGATGAAGCTCAAGGTTATTGCATCGGTGATCGTGAAGAGGTAGAGATATTACTTGCAAGAAATTCTTGCGGGCAACACTTCGACAAAAAATATATTTTATCAATATTAGCTCATGAGATGGTTCATGCAAAACAATTCTTGAAGGGGGAATTGAAGGATACGATTTATGATCGTTCTAAGGGTTATTATGTTTTTTGGAAAGGTAAAAAGATGCTTTGGGATGATAACACAGATTTGAACCCATGGGAACAAGATGCTTATAATCTTGAAAAAGAGGTATTTTCTAACTGTTATAAATAGAATTAAATAAGATATAACAGGTGCGAAATGGCTCAATACGATTCAAAAAAGAATAAATTAAAAGGTGACAACGATACTCTTTACGAAGTTGTCATGGTTGCCGATCAACTTACTGCACTTGCTGGTGGCATTGGTGGTGTATCTACTGATGCATTTGGTAGACAAAGAGTCGCAGAACCATTTACATTATTTGATTCGTTCACACGTTATGATGATAATGAAAAATTTTGGAATATACAAACTGGTGGTGCATCAGGTGCTGTAGGTTCAGATGGCGCGTCAATAGACATGACAGTGGACGGCAATGGTGGTGAATACTATTGGAGAGAAACCAAAAAGGTATTTGCCTACCAACCAGGAAAATCGCTTCAAATAATGAATACCTTTGTGATGAACGAAGGTAAATCAAATCTTCGCCAAAGAGTTGGATACTTCGGAACAGATAACGGAATATTCCTCGAACTAGATGGCACAGAACTTTATATCGTAAAAAGAGCATACGGTAGTGATATACGGGTAGCACAATCAAATTGGAATATCGACAAAGCAGATGGAACTGGTCGATCTTTATTCAATCTTGATATTACTAAAGCACAAATATTCTGGACTGACATAGAATGGTTGGGTGTTGGATCTGTGCGTTGTGGCTTTGTTTACAATGGCGTATTTGTTCACTGTCATACTTTTCATCATGCTAACTCCACAATTGAACCTTATATGGCAACTGCCTGCTTGCCTATCCGATATGAAATTCAAAACACTGGCGCAACAGGAAGTAGCAGTACATTAAAACAAATATGTTCAACTGTTATTTCTGAAGGTGGTTATAGATTATCGGGTACAACTAGAAGTATCGGAAGACCTGGAAATTCTCCTCGTGATTTAACTAGTGCCAATACGTTTTATCCTGTTTTAGCAATTCGATTGAAAGATGATCGAAGAGATGCAATTGTAATCCCAAGCGGATTGAACGCTGCTCCTATTGCTGGTAATAATAGTGTGGTAAATTGGAGAGTATATAAAAATGCTACAGTAACAGGTGGTTCTTGGTTATCTGCTGGAATTAGTTCTAGTGTATCATATAATGTTAATCCCACTTCTTTTACGGGTGGAGAATTGCTCGGTCAAGGTTATGTTGTTGCGACCAATCAATCAGCAGGATCTGTTCAACTTTCTAGCAATGATCTTTTTGCTTATCAACTAGAAAGAAATTCAGATAGCTCTGAAACTCTGTTGATTGCTGCTTCATCTACGGTAGCTGGCGATGATATCCTAGCTGCAATTAATTGGGAAGAAATCACATAATGCAAAATTTTAGCAACTTTATCACTGAACAAAAAAACACTCACATGACCCATATCGAGGACAAAGTCCTCTATGGTGGTGTCGGAGGAACTCGAGATGCTATTAACGCTCTTAGAAGTTTACGTGATATGCTTGCGGGTGTGCATAGTGGTAGCGTTAGCGTCAAGTGGGATGGCGCTCCTGCTATCTTTGCTGGCACTGACCCTAGAGATGGAAAGTTTTTCGTTGCTAAAAAGGGTGTGTTTAATAAAACGCCAAAGGTTTATAAAACACCAAAAGATATAGATGCAGATACATCTGGCGATTTGGCTACAAAATTAAAGGCTGCTCTAAACTATCTTCCATCGCTTGGTATAAAAGGAGTCATACAAGGCGATTTTCTTTTTGGTCCAGGAGATCTAAAGAAAAAGAAAATTGAAGGAAAACAATACATAACTTTTCATCCAAATACAATTGTGTATGCTGTTCCATATGAAAACAGTAAAGAAATAAGAGAAGCAGAAATTGGTATTGTATGGCATACTACCTACAAGGGAACTACGTTTGAAAATATGAAAGCTTCCTATGGTGTTAATGTAGCTGCTTTGAAGAAGAATAAATCAGTATGGTCTCAAGACGCAATGTTGAAGAATGCCAGTAATGCTACATTGACAGCAGCTGAGACTGCTAGAGTAAACGAGCATTTATCTAACGCTGGCGTGTTGTTTAATAGAATAGCAGGTAGCACTTTGAGGCAATTAGAAGCAAATCAAGAACTCGCATCTCTAATTGAAACATTTAATAACACACATGTTAGGAAGGGTGTTATAATTACTGATACTAAGAGACATGCTGGTGCATTGATCCGTTGGATTAAACAACGTTATAGAGCTGAGGCTGCAAAAAGAAAAACAGAACAGGGTAAGGAAACCCAGAATAAAAAGATGAGAGAATTATTAAGTTTCTTTAGCGAAACAAATATTAAATCTCTTATTTCTATGTTTGATTTACAGAGAGAAATTGTATTAGCAAAATTAATACTTATAAATAAATTGAACGAATTGCAAAATATTGATACTTTCGTCAAAACTAAGAAAGGATATAAAGTTACTGGCGCGGAGGGATATGTTGCAATCGACACACTTGGTGGTGATGCAGTGAAACTTGTTGACCGTATGGAATTTTCATACAACAACTTTTCACCCGATGTATTAAAAGGATGGGACTCTAAGTCCCGTAGTTAATGGGAAACCAAAGGAAATAAAAATGGCAAAGAAACCTTTGTCTTTCAAAGACTTTTTGACTGTGGATTATGCTCCTGGTCAACCCGAATTAGTCAAGAAGAACGCTAAGAAAAGAAAAGTTGACTCTGGCGGCGGCACAAACGCAGAATACCAGTCAGTCCAGTATGATGATGAATCCCTTGAAGAAGCACTCACTCTAACACAAAGACGAAAGAAAGCTCTTACCATTAAGAGATTGATGCCTAGAATTCAAGTTGCTATTAAAAAAGCAAGAAAAAAGACCGCATCAATGGAAAAAATAAAGTTGAGGGCAAGAAGGGCAGCAAGAAAACTTATATTTAAAAAACTAGCTAAATCAGAAAAGGGCGATGTGAGTTTTCAACGTAGACAAGATATCGAAAAAAGACTGGATAAAATGGCTCCAGTTATTGATAGAATTGCTCGTAAGATGATTCCAAAAGAAAGACAGATGGATATTGAAAGGAAAAGAGCAAATTAATCATGGTAAGATCATTTAAAGATTATCTAATTGAAGAGGATAAAACAGTTTATTTTACCTTTGGTAGAATGAACCCTCCAACTATTGGCCACGAACTATTGTTAGATACTTTAAAATCTAAAGCTGGTAAAAATCCTTACTATGTTTATCTTTCTCGCTCACAAGATTCAAAGAAAAATCCTTTATCCTATCAACAGAAAATAAAATATGCTCGTAAAATGTTTCCAAAACACGCAAGACATATTTTAGCTGATAAAACAGTAAAGACACCAATAGAAGCTGTTGTTGCATTGTACGACAAGGGATTTAAAAATATTGTAATGGTAGTTGGATCAGATAGAGTTATGCATTTTGATGCATTGTTGCAGCAATATAATGGTAAGAAAGCAAGGCATGGCTTTTATAATTTTAACAGCATAAAAGTTGTCTCAGCTGGCGAGAGAGATCCAGATTCAGATGATGTATCAGGAATGTCAGCTTCTAAGCAAAGAGAAAACGCTAAAACAAATAATTTTACATCTTTCTCTCAGGGTATGCCACCTTCCTTATCTAACAAGGAAGCCAAAAAACTGTTTAATGATTTGAGAGTTGCAATGGGTCTTAAAGAAAACAAAGAATTTAGAAATCATATAACATTAAATTCCGTCTCTGAAAAAAGAGAAAAATATATTCGCGGTGATTTATTTAATGTAGGCGATAATATTGTTGTGAAGGAATCAGAAGAAATAGGCGTTATAAAAAGATTGTGCGCCAATTATGTTATAGTAGAAATGAAAGATAAAGTAGTTAGAAAATGGCTCGATGACATTGAGTTATTAAAGGATTAAGGAAGATAAGAGATGACTGATCCGTATTTTGCTGTTAGAGTTGCTGGATTACCTTTGATGATTATGCAAGCGTCAAGCTCAGCAGAGGTAAGGGCAAAACTAAGAAAAATTCTTAAAAAGGCAGAGGATATTGAATCAGTAGATCGTATGCCTCAAGCTCAGGTTCGTGCAGTATTTAGAGATGCAATTAAAAGTGGAGAAATACCTGAATCTTATTGTCCACAAAAACACGAGTGGGGAACTGATGCTTCCACCGAATACGCGAGAGAAATAACTCCTGGTGAGAAAAGGAATAAGAAAAAAATGAGAGAGTTTCACGAATTCAGAAAAGAGATTAAAGAAGGATTTGACAAATCAAGTGCTGCTCATGCGCATGCTAAGAAACTAACTAAAGGTTGGGGTCGTATGGCAAAGGCAGAATATCACTCAGATGGTTCTGCTTCTATTCACACTTCAGGTGATAGTAAATCTTCTTCTGCTGAAGTTGTTGACCATTTACACAAAATAAGCGGACACGAATATAATATAGATCGTAGTAAGAAAGGTGTATCTAAAAAAGGTGGTATGACTTTTACTACAACGCCGAAAAAGAGCAAACACCCAATGGGTTCAGATACTCATACAATCCATATTAAGAGCAACCAAGTTAAAGAAGGTAATGCAGTTTCTGCTGATAAAAAACCGCAGAAATATGTTGATCCAAATAGTGGAAAAACAAAAATTCGCATGGTTCCTATGGATAAGAAAATAGTTGATAAAGATAAAGAAGAAGGATCAATGTGATGCTAAAATTCAAGCAATTCATACAAGAAAAGGTAAAGGAACCAACAGGTGATTTGAAGAACGCATGTTGGAAAGGATATACTGCTGTTGGAACAAAGAAGAAAAATGGCAGAGAGGTTCCTAATTGTGTGCCGAAGGAAGAAACGCAGACCAATTCCAAAACCACAACCGAAGCAACATACAAAGGTAAAAAAGTAACTCTTAATAAACCTATGGCTGGCGATGTAAAAAAGTCAAAGGTATTTGTAGATCCAGATGGTGATGGTAAAGCAACTAAGGTTAATTTTGGTGACAAGAATATGACTATTAAAAAGCATATTCCTGCTCGCCGTAAATCATTTCGAGCAAGACATAATTGCGACAATCCAGGACCAAAAGATAAAGCAAGGTATTGGAGTTGTAAGGCGTGGTGAGGTTTAGTCAGTACATTGCAGAGAGTGTAGGTGAATTCAAAAAGGATTTTTATAAACCTTTAAAACCTGCTCAGAAGAAAGCAATAGAGAATGCTCTGTTTCCTATTATAAAAATGTATATGCGGGATGGATACAACGTAACTCTACGTACAGCAAAAGACGATGATCGCGGCACTGCTGTTATGGTCTATATCAAAAAAGGCAACAAAGGATTCTCTTCTCTTATCGCGCATAAGTCAATGGGACCAAACGGCAAATTAGTAGATAAGATGGATTACTAATGAAAGGTAAGAAAAACCCTGTAGCAAAAAACCTAAATAAATATAACAAACCTGCTGT